TATATTTCTAAATTTTCACTTTCCATTATTATATAATATAAATATATTTTACATATCTCTACCTCCTATAAAACTAAAATTGTTTTTTTGTTTTAAAAATTGGTCATATACAGACGGTAATGGTTGCGTTGCTAAATATTCATATAGTGGTTGAAATACAGGGTCATAACTTAGTCTTGCGTTATTTATATAATACTCAATACCAAGCAACTGATTGTATCTATCTATCGGTAAATATTCTAATAAATCCATCTCATTGGGGGTATATTCATATTCATATTGATTCTGATCTTCTTCTATTGTATTTTCGTCATCATTACTGGTAATTCTTTCTTGTAATGGGTTTGTAGATGTATGTGGGTCGCATATCTCGCAACTACCACACTCGTCACAGCAATCGCAATTAAAACTAATATCATTATATATTGTGTCAATATTTTCTAACATATTACTAAATGTTTATATTATTTTTTCTCGTTTTCAATATTTAACAATTTAAAATTCTTTCTCATTTCGCCTGATGCTGTATCTATATCTAGATGCATATAGGGTTTATCAAATACATAATCCATTAAATCAATAACCTCATCTTCTCGCATTCCGATCAACTCTTTTCTAACACTGTCTAATTCAATCCTATTCTTGGGTTTAAATAATGTCACATTTGTTATCATTTTTCGTAACACTAATGGAAACATATTATACGCTTGTAATGTAAAAATAAAACTACAACCTATATGTCTTGACTTAATCAAAAGTCGTTTTAATGCTCTGATCATTCGTTTATCTTTAAGACCATCCGCAAAATCATCTATAATTACACATGAGTTTTCTAGTGGATGATTGCCTTTTATACACAATTGTTTATTATCTAATAATTCATCATAAATGTCATCAAGTAAATCTTCTGTTAAATCATGATAAACTTTTGTATGACCTTCAAAGGGATGGTTTTTAACCGATAAAAATGAACTCTCAGGTGTTATTAAATACACATTGCAAAATTTCTTTTTATAATATTCCTTGTCTCTAAATAGACTTAATAATAAACTTGATTTGCCTGTTCCAGGGGCACCTATAAGTGTATAAATGAATCCGTTACGGTTTGGTATGTTCTCATTTACATCAGGAATAAATAAACTCATATGTTCTTTTACAGGTTTCGCTTTCGGCAAATTATTATCAATCTCGGTGATTCTCATTAAATATATAATATGTTTAGATTTTATATATTTAATTTACTATTTACTCCATAAATAAGTATGACTAAAATACCGTGGTGTTCCTTTCAATGCCTTTTTACCGTGTCTAGCAAAATATAATCTCCTTCTCTCGTCATCATTCGTATCTAAATGAGAGTATAAACCTATCTTATCTTTATAGTGCGAATATTTTGATGGATTGCCCCCAAACGATGCGACAAATTTGTTATTACGGAATACATCATACTTCTTATCCTTTCTCTTAGATTTTTTAAAAAGGAAACCATCTAATTCAACTGATGACATATATATATATTATAATAATATTAATAGTGGTGTTATAATTATCAATCTTTTAAATAATATTTTAAACACTAAATCACATAAAAGAGACGCCATAAAATCCATTATCATCGTGGGCGTTTTATAAAAAAAAAATTCTTTAATCTAGTCCATAATCGTCTAGGCAAAGTTGATTTCTTAACTTTATGCCATATGTGCGACACTGTTTTACATAGTAATTCTTCATCGCCTTTGAAATAATCTATCATTAACTCCTTTACAGATGAGTTTTTAATTTCTTCTCTATCAGTTTTATCTCCATATACAAAATAAGCCTCTGCAATATTAAGTATTTCAATTAATAACTCATCATCATATTGATGAAGATCAACTGGAAACTCTTTTAAAATTAGTTTCAAATCAGACACAAAAACTTGCTTTTGATTGGATAATTTATAACCTCTTCTTATCTTCTTATATGATTTTATACCTTTCAAACTGTGGCCGTAAATATTACTCGGTGGTATTTGTTTTGGTTCTGGTTCTTCAACTCCTAAATGTACATTATGTGGGGTATCAACTGGTACAACAGGGTCAAATATTACATCATCGCTTGTATCATTTATAATACGTGATTGTTTCATTATATTATAAACTAATATTTTAATTTTATAATATATATTTATTCGTCATCCACAAATGTTACTTTTTTAGGTGGTTCCTTTTCCTCTGGTTCGCCTTCTTCTTCCGTTTCCTCTCCTTCCGTGACGGAACTTTCGAATAAACCCTCGGTTTTCTCTGCCAAACGTGCAATTTGTTTTTTTCTGGCTCGTTGGTCTGCTCTGCGTTGTTTCTCTTCTTCTGATTGTGGTCCTTTGGGTCGTCCACGTCTAGGTACTATTGTGCTCTCGTCTTGAAATTTTTCTTGCTCCTTTGCTACATTTCTAGGCTTGTTAGGCATACTAAAATCGCCTACATTATCGGTTTGTCCTGCTATAATTTGATATTTTTTTTGTAAGATATCACGGTCTGCTAAAATTTGATTGTTTTTAATTTTTTGCCCCCTTAATTCAGTTTCCAATCTTCTTAAATTATCTTCTAAATTTCTAACATTAGTATCAGGTTTATTTACACGATTTAACTGTTTTATTGCGTTAGCTATGAAATCTTGAGACGCAGATGCTGGGCGTTCTGATTGAGATTGGAATACAAACGGTTGTGGGGTCTGTCCTGCAGTTTTTAATGGACCCAATCCTTTTAAATTTACAATCTGTTTTATCTCTTGTGTCGCACGAGATTTTCTCCTTGGTTTTGCTTTGCTCTTTTTTTTCAATTTTTTCAATTTTTTCAATTCTCTTTTGATTTTCGTTTGAGTTGAAACCATCGTATTATATTATAGATATATATAATTATTTGGTTGAAAGATAATTTAGATGCTTTTTGGTTTTCTTATGTCTTAATATATCCGCCCTTCTAAAAACACTACCACACTCGCATCCTATTTTAGTTCGTTTTTGTTCTGCTATTTGCTCTCTATTATCATTATAATATTGTCTATTTATTTCGTTTCGGTGTTCCTTATTATCAATATGATACTGTTTTGAACTCCTTCTCGGCCATAGTGAGTTCAGTTTTGCATTTAATTTTAAAAAATAATGAACTTCGGCCTCATACCTATTATCTTCATCACATTCAATAATTTTCTCAATTATAAAATTATCAAACCCCCCATGCTCTCTTATAAATTTATAAGCTTTCTTATTATATTCTTTTGAGTTTTCATTATTACAAGTGCTAATATGCTCTCCAAATCGTCTATCAAGGTTATCGGTTGACCCAACATAACAGTCTGTGATGGTTTCATCTTTGCAATAAATTTTATAAATAATAAATTCTGCCATTATACATATTATTTTATAAAATTCTGTTTAAGTTGTTTTAAATAAACATATTCCTTATATCACGAGTTTGTTCTTGTTGTTGTATTGGTTCTGATCGTTTCACTCGTTTTTTGGGTTGGGGGTATAATTCTTGTTCTTCTTCACTATCACTTTCACTATCACTTGATGACACATATAAAACAACTTTTTTCTTTTTTTTTATTACCTTTTTAGGTTTGGATTTTTTCTTTTTTACAACGATTTCTTCACTACTGCTACTACTATCACTGTCACTGTCATATTTTTCTAATTTTGCTTTAATTTCATCAACTTTTGATTTAGCTATTTGTTTCTTTTGTGATTGAGTGGGTGCTTTATTTGCTTTTTCTAATGTCCGCAATCGTTCCCGCATAGCTGCATTTTCTTTTCTTGTTTTCGTGGCCTTCTCAAATGCTGCTATCTGTGCTGCGGTTCTTGGTTTTTTTGGCTTCTCAATTGATTTATCTTGTGCTTCATCTACTTCATCAGGCTCTAATAGTTTTCTATCTATTTTAACTTTTTTACCCTGTTTAGGTTTGACTGGGTCATGTTCAGGTTCAACTACCTCATTAGTTTCCTCAATTTGAATATTTTCGGCATCACTATCAGTATCTGACATATTAAAATAGGGATATATTATAATATTTACAGAAATATCAATTTGTCTAAATATGTTGGTTAGTTTTTGTAATATGGTAGGTAGAAGGGCAAGTTCCTTATCCATACATTCGAACATATATAACTAAATCTTCAAAAAAAAAGGTTTCAAAACTTAAAGGTTTCAAAACTTTTTACCCCTTTTTGAAAAGGTACAGTCAAATTTAAAAAGTAATAAAACAATTCGCGCGGATCACTTTTTTGACAGGGCTACCTTTTCAAAAAACGACTAAAAAGTTTTGAAACCACCAAGTTTTGAAACCTTTTTAAAAAGTATTCAAATAAAATAATATGATAAAAATTATAATATTATTTAACAAACCACACCAATTTATTTCAATTTAATTCCAAACACACAGCAAAAAGTAGCTTTATTAATCTTCTTTACTTTACAATATTGTTTATTATTCAAATCGATTTTTTTATATTCTAAAATAACTCTAGTAATCTCACGAGTAGTACAAATTTTCAATTTACAATTTTTAGCCCATTCCTGAATATTTGACCGCACAATGTAATCATTTTTTAAATCATCTGTAAATTCAAATTTATTATCAAAAGCATCAATAAATTGTTTATCAATATTCAAATCATCATCGTCATCATTGATCCCTTCATAAATCAATTCAAATCCACCATATACCTTTGAATTACATAAATAGAGTTCATCCAATCTATCAAATAAATCTTTACCTTTCATAGAGTATTTGAACTTTTCTTCGCTCCATTCTTTAAAGCATCTTGATAAAGTTGATTTAGACACTCTTACTGTTTTATCATCAGTTTTAACAATTTTATCATTAATAAATTGCCCTACCTTATCCTGTGATAATCTATATCTCTCTGTAGCAAGTTGAACCGCATCATGCTCGCCAACTTTGCCCTCATTTTGAAACGCAATTTGAATTAATTTATAAAGCAAGTAAGATTTCCATTTTTCAAACTTTAATGATAAATTTTTATCTTTTTTAAAAACATAATCATCTTCACATACGCCCTCATCTACGAATTTTGCCCCAAATTCAACAACCTTCATACGCCTCCAAGTACCATTATCATTTGAATTAATATTAAGAAAAATATTTGCACAAACAACCAAATCAAACATAGGTTTAAAGGTTATAGCCTCTTTATATAGTCCTCGCCCTGTAATAGGGTCGCCACCTGTTAATTCTTTCATGATCCCCTCATTAATAGTATCGTTTTTACTTGGTTCTTGAATTACAGCATATCTAACCCCTCTCAACGCTACAACTTCGCTACTGGTTCCACCAACTAAACCACGTTTAGATGTAATCAATGATAAAGGGACAGACCCTTTATATCCCCCCATAACGTGGCTCATTAAATCAACTAATTGAGACTTTCCATTAGAACCAGCACCTATATAATAATTAAGGGCTTGATTGCTAGTATTGCCATAAAATACAGAAGCAAGATGGTTCATCATATACTCTTTTTGAGATTGATTGGGGAATAATTGACTGAAAAATGTATCAACTTCGTCAATAATGTCATTATTCGTTTCTTCAATGTAATCAATACCAGTAGATAGAGAACACATATCAGTAGGTTTGCCCTCACGAAATAATTTATTTTGTAAATCAATGACACCATTATTACAGCAAACTAAATATTGGTTTAAATCCAGTTTTTCCTCAAAATTGTCAATTTTACATAATACATATAAATCAGATACAACAGTAGATAACCAACCGTGTTGTTGTGTTCGAATACATAAGCTTTTAATATTTTTATAAATTGTTTTATATGGTTCTTGTTCTATTGTGCATTTATTAAAAATTTCCATTTTATAGTTATTGATAATTTCATAAAACTCTGTGGTAATAGTAGTATGAATAAACCCTGCATCCTTTTCAATATTCCATTTATTATTATAAAACGAGTACCACAATTGACATTTATTTTTAATACCAGATGATACAACTAATTGGTTATCTTTTATAAAATCAGTTTCTTCACATTTGAAAAAATAATTTTTATAAAGATATTCTGCTATTCGAACATCGCACATACCGCATTCAAGCGCTTCAATTTCGTTATTTTTAACAAACGGTTCATCAGCATCAGCCCCTGTTTCAGCATCATCATCATCATCATCATCATCAATAGGCAAATTATAATAATTATCAATTGGTTTAACTTCTAATTTCATATCAAATCCTAACTCGGTAAAAACAATATTTTGTAAATCATGTATAAGAGTATCAACCCCATATGTTTCAACACGGTCTTTTAATAATTTCATACCATCATATTCATATACAAAAAAATCGTCTTTAACTATATTGGTATTATTTGATAAAAATAAATACATACATTCTAGTATACGAGTTTCATATTCTTGTAAAATTTTAGACATAAACGAACCCATTGTATTATCTGTCTTGACTTTTTTAATTTTTTCATATAATTGTCCGTTGTGGTTTTTAAATTCATTTCCAATTTCAGTTAATTGATTAGTAAAATTATTAATGAACTCGGTAGGTTTTAAATTAGTGTCAAGATTATTATCTTTTAAAAATCCAACAAATTTACCACCAAATGCCAACCTAATAAATAATTTTTTACACGCAGACCGTTTAAGGTTATACTTTTCCATCATTTCGCACAATATAGGTTCTCTGTTATTGTTATATTCCTCAATAAAATTACACTCAATATTATTAGATTTGCACACACAATATAATATTTGTGGTTGACAATTAACTAGATCAAGATCAATCATAGTATCCTTAATTAAAGTATTTCGAGTTTTTTTAGACATAGTAGTTAAACCTAATGATCTAACAGGATATACACGGCCTAATTTTTGTTTATGTGCCTTCATATAGCGGACACTTACAGCCCTTTTATTGATTTTGTAATTTTGTTTATAATTAATTAATTGTTGTTTTTCATTTTCATAATGTTGTGATGCTATTTTTTGAGAATAATTATCAGTATTCCAAGATGAAGCAAGCCCTTCAAAATTAATAAGTTTTGTTACCATTTTGATGTTAATTTTTTCGTAAAAAGTTTTAGAGTGTAATATACATTCTTTCTCTTCTAAATATAACGGGATTTGTTGGGGGGGGAAATCCATTATTCTATATACTCTAAAAAGATATTATTTTTAAGTTGTTTTTTCTAAATAATATATTTTAATTAAATTGAAATACTTTTTCCTAAATATAAAGGATATTTTTTTAAAAGTCTTCAACCTCAAGATTTCGATGGTACTTTTTTTGGGTAACCACACTGTGGGCCATCTGCTTGGCGGTCTCTATCTTTTCTTCGTAAGTCGCACCATCAAGCTCTGCTACCCTCATATGGCGAAACAGGTTTATCGATCCTTGTCCCTCATAATTTATAGCTTTGTGCATATCACTTACAAACGGCGAAAGACTGCTCTCTTTAAACAGTTTATCACCAAAGCGAATATCGTTTTTATAAATCCAGTTCAATACCAGCTTTTTCACACCAACAGGCAATTTAAAGATAATTCTGTCGTATCTCTTATCAGTCTTAAAATTGTGTAAATAAATAACTACATCATCATTATCCATAATCACCATATAATTATTTAGGTCGTCTAATCTAGTCTCACTTGTAAATATCATGCCGGCGTAGTTATCTCGAATTGTGAATACACTATATAACATAGCGACCAAATATTGTTTTGATCCCTCTCCAAATTTAGCTTTAATTTTTCTTAAATAAGTTGTAAAGGTTGGCACAGTTATTTTCTCAACTCGTTCATCGTTCTGCTCGATAGATTTCATCAACCAAGTGCTATAAATATCATTAAAGGCGTCTAATGCCTTTTTGCTAAATAAATCAATATTAAATTTACTAATAGTCGCTAAAAGTGTAGATATAGTCCCCCTCATTGAATTAATAGAATAGTTCTTACCATTAGCAGGATTTTTAAATAAA